ATCGTTTCCATCTACAGATATTCTACTTCCACGGTCTCCAATACTATTAGCAATGCCTTCAGGCACTTCAACATTTCCTGAGTATTCTCCACCAAGGTCTTTGGCAATAGAACTTCTAATAGCGTGCTTTTGGGTACTCTGCCTTTTAAACACTTTTGTAACAAACTCATTAATATCATCATACTCCAAAGCCTCTTTTCCTAACTCGTCTGCTGTGTGATAAAGAGACTTAGTAGGCGTCTGACCTAGTACACCATCGTCAGCTTTGCCCACTTTTGGACTGTTAGGTAGTCGTAGCATTGAATCTTTGTATAAAAAGTCTTTGTTCTTACCCTTGTTCTCTACAAATCCAAACTTCTTATAGAATTTCTTTAATCTCGAAACTGAGGTTGCGCCAAATGATGTATCAGGTGTTAAAGTTATAGTCTTGCCACTTTCATCAGCCATTTTAACAATCTGATTCATCGCATCTGTACCAAGTCCTTTGCCCCGAACATTAGGTGGAACTTCGATACGACTTAACTTAATTTCGCCCGAGATGCCTTCGTCCATGTCTATTTTATATCCACCCTCTCTAAGAGAGTTTCTTAAATCGGTTGTAGGGTTTTTCGTCTTATCAACCTGACCTAATAGACCATCATCAACTTTATGGGCTTTGTTCCATGTATCAGTTAGTTGTTGCTTGGTTTGGATAACATTTTTATTCCACACCCCAATATTTTTAGCCCACGGAACTTCAGATGTAATCTGACCGTCATAACCTAATTCTTTCAATATAGCCTTAACTTCGGGCAATTCAGAAAAATGCGCTTTTCCATCCTTTATTCCTTCAACTATTCGACTATCAGTAAAAACTGCATTATCTTTTTTTAATCTACTTTTTATTTCAGATACTAATTTAGCAGACGGTTTTCTCATATCAACAAGGTTAGCGGATTTATCTAACACCATTTCATTTACAACTGATTTATTACCACCAAATGATTTAGCATAAGTTGGGTTGTCTGACATATAGAAAGCACCCCAATCATCGCTTATATTGCTAATTTTATCTATCTTTGTTCCGCCATGATAAACAAGAGTGCCTTGAGCCTTAATAAATTCATCAGCATTATCAAACTTCATGGGGTCTGTCGCTTTACCTATCTGCCCTAGTACGCCATCGTCAATATTAGGTATATCCACCTCATTACGCTTTAGAACCTTAGCGCTATTCTCGTTAAATATGACAAAGTTCCTTGTTCCTTCACCTGAACCTCTTGAATCTCCATCCCAAAACTTCACACCTGGTATTCCTTTATCTTCAAGAAGTTTTGAAGCCTTCTTGTCAGAGCCTAGTGTATTCTCTAAATCTCTATAGAGAGAATGAGCATTGTCATCCAAGTTGAAACCTAAACGATTTTTAATATCAGCATACTCTTGGAACAACACATCTCTTTCCGACTTGTTTGTAGTCTTGTCTAACTTCTGCTTAATTCGTTTTGCGTTGTTAATTTCTTTAGACAGGTTAGGGTAAATATCTTCTAACGCAGATATAACGTAATCAGATTGCTCCATAATTGTTTTATCAGAGTCTAGCATCTTAGCAATGGTTTTATCGGGCAAATCTATATCGTATAAATAACTGTCAGACTCCTCATACATTTTTTTGAAATTGCCAAGTGCTTTTTCTGCTTTAACTAAATCATCGCCCTTATATGTGTCTTTGATGTATTCTGATATTTCCTTTGGAGTCCAATGGTCTAATGCTCTTTCATAAACCTCATAGGCAAAAACGTCTTCGCCACCAGGTCTTCTAAAGTCCATAGCGTCTTCATACAATTTCAATAACTTGTCTTCCATGACCATGTCGCGAGGCGCATAAGTTTTAGCAACACTAGGATGCTCTGCAAGATAAGTACCATAACCCATCATTTGACCACCTTCACCTGAACTCATATACTTGTGGTCGAACTTTTCAAACTTATGAGGCGAACCATGAAAAACCATCAGTTCCTTACGAAACCCTCTCTTTTCCATTCCCATTGTTGCTGTCTCTACAGCCTTGTCTGTGAACTTCTCTAAAGCCTCACCCATATCAATTTTCTTCATAGAAGCAAGGGTTCTCGCTGCAACCACCTTACTAACTAATCCTGCGCCTGTTAATTCAATTAATACAGGAACAGGGTCTTCTGCTAATGCTTTCTTAAACCCATCTATAGAGCCATATCTTTCAGCGTACATTTGTCCAATAGCCCCTGCCATCTTCTTAGAGTCTTCATTCCAAGCCATATCATCAGGTAGCGTGTGTTGAACTGCGCCTGAAATTACACTAGCGATAGCATCTGCTGTCTCTACAGGACTTGTTGCAGCATCCACAAGTCCTTTAACTTCTGTTGCTAGAGACTTCTTAAAGTTAAACACCATAGGTTTCTGAACGCCTGTTGCTGAATCGTACTCTTGTGTAGGACCTTCTGCATCTTTAGACAGGTTGTCATACCAATTACCTACAAGAGGACCTAAGATGCCTTCATAAGCATCACCTGCAAATTCAGGAATAGTATCAGTTATAAACTCTTTAACAGGCTCAACAACATTAGTCTGATTATCAATCATCCTTTGTCTGTGAGTACGAGTATCAGGCTTATTAAAGTCTGTGTATAAATCCTTTGCGCCTTGTACAGCGTCAGCACCTTCCTTATAAATATCTGAACCTAATCCTTTATAGTCAAAACCTGTAACGTCATCATAAATATCTGAGCCTAATGTCTTAGCGCCTTCATAAATACCTGTTGCTGTATCACCTATACCCTGAAACATCTCGTTTCTTTTGCGTTGTTCCTCTAGTAGGTTTATTGCATAAGGTGTCATGTTGCTTGGATAATCAGGTTTGTTGTCTGTTGGTGCTACTACAGGTGGGGTGGCTACATTGGCTACAGGCTTTCTATCCTGCATCATTAGATTGTCAAGAGACTCTTGTTTGATTGCGTTTATGTCGTAACTTGTTTGACCATGCTCATTAGCGTTTAATAGTGGGTTGCCGAAGTCATCTGTGGCTACTTGGTTGTTAATATCGTACTGCTTGTCTAGGTTAGCAAATTGGTCGTCTGCTCTACGCATATCCCACTCAGCACGATTATCTAGTCCTTGAGCCTTTAGTAATACCTGTAGTTGTGCTTCAATCTGCGCTTGTTTATCACGTTCTGCTGATGCTTTGTTAAGTGCTTCCATAGCACTAGCGTCTTGAGTAGGGTTTGGTAATGAGCCTAGACTTGGACTGCCGAATACTGTGTTTGTATCTACAATGTTCTGTGGGATGTAATCTGCTCTGCCTTGTCTGTTGTATAACGACATAGGGTCAATGTATTCTTGCGTAGGATTTACGTCAACTTGTTGAGGTGGCTGTACAGTTTGGTCATATCCGTAATTCAGTAATGATGGTTCTGTAGGTACTTCGACCGTTGGAAGGTCGAACATAGGTTGGTTTGCTCTAGTGTGTCCTTCATGTAACGGAGTACCAGGTCTAGCATTGTAAGGAGTGCCTTCTGCTGTGAAGCGCACTTCCATCTCGTCATCTCTTGGGTCGTACCCTGTGCCACCGCCTGTTGCTGTAACACCTGGCTGACTTAACAACTCATCAAATAAACCCATTAAACAACTCCCTTAATGTTACGTTTTATAGGCTTACCCCAAGATTCGTTCATTGGTCTGTAACCTATCGCCAAATATCTAAAAGCATCTGCGCCATGCGATGCCCAATCATGTCGAGGTCTTGAGCGCCAAGTCTTACCGTTTTCATCCCAATCTCGTGTGTAGTTTATCAAACAATCGATACCTTTTTCACATTTATTTGCATCAAACCAACATTTATGAATCATTGAACGTGCTGATTGAATGCCGTCATCTACTCTTAGGTCAGGTGCTATCTCTACATTTCTAATGCCTAAACCATCTAATGTCTCTAGTCTTGACTTGCCTGTGCCTAGTTCTCTAACCCTTACATCATGCGGTAATATGTGTTGTTCATACACGTAACCTTTCTCTTGTAATACGATAGCATAGTGGTCTAATCCAACACCTGATGCTTCGTAATAGTCAATGATGTGTATCTCTGTGCCGATGTACTGAGCAAACCAAATAGATGTTGAGTCGCCTATTCCTAAATCCCAAGCAGTTACTACACCCTTATCTCTATCGTATCTAACCTCACCTACTCTATCTTCTTCCTTAGCCAAGCGCATCTCTGTTGAATAGTAAGCGCCTTCACTGAATACTAAGAAGCCACCTTCCCAAATGTGTTCGTACATATCGATACGTTTGGCTTTGTCTTCTAGGCGTTCTGCCTCTAGTACATCTGGAAACCAAGGATTGTCAGTGTAATTGAGTTCAACTATCTTAGAGTTTTTAGGTGGTGATATTCTAAATCGTTCATGTGTTGCGCTGTACTTTGATTCGGGATTCCACGTTGCCCATATCTCTGAGCCTTCTTCTCGAACTGTTGGTATTAGTTTCTGCCATGCCATGTCGCTCATTGGTTCTGCCTCATCCACCCAAGCCAACATGATACGTGCCTTAGACTTAATAGCATCTAGTGAACGTCTTAGTCCTACAAAGGTGTAATGTATGTTGCCGTCTTTAGACCTGATGTACTTCTCGCCCACATCGTAATAATCGTTAAGCCAGTCTATTGACCTTATGGATGTCTTGATTTCTTCTAGTGATGAATCGTCTAGGGAGTTCATAAACTCACGAGCGCATAGTATCTGTCCTTTCTTACCTGCCATTCCCCAACGATAACCCATAACAGCAGTCATTAGTGCAAAGGTTCTTGTCTTGCCTGAACCACGTCCACCGTATGCTATTCTGTATCTTGCTTCACCCTCAAAGACAGGAACTAACTTAGGTGGTAATTCAATCTGTGCTTTCTTCACTCTTAGCCACTAATTCAATCACTGTAGGTTTCATTGAGCCATCGCTTGATTTTAAGTCTTGTTCGACCTTATCACTGTAGCCATGGTTGTGTAGCATTAACTTAACAATCGTTGCATTAAACTCACTTGTAAGCCCTTTATTAAGCAATTCTGCCTCTTGTTTCTTCTTGATTCTGCCTAACGTACCCGTAAATTCAGGATGTTTAGCCTTCCAATCATAGATAGTGCTATCAGGAATATCAATATATAAAGACAGTCCTGCTACGCTTGGAACTACACTGTCATCGGTATAAGTTGCAAGATATTCATCTGCTTTAGCCTGCATTTCTTCATTGTATTTAGTGGGTCTCCCTAGTGGAAGGAAGTTATCTGTTTTCTTAGCTGTCATTAGTGTAACTCCTTGTGAGGTGGAACAGGCATTAACTCGAAGTCTAACTGCTCTCTCATTAATTCAACGCCTTCGTGTGCGTCATTGATTGAAGAGTCTTCTGCCATTAGCATTAAAGCACAGACATACAACTCTACAAATTCTTCGGGATTATAATCGTTTAGATTGATTTTCTTTAACTTGTTAATCATCTTCCCAAATCTTATCCTTTGGTTTTACTCTGTATTCATTTTCATCAAGCCACATAGGACACTTGCATTCTTTCCACTCACCTTCTTCTCTTCTGTTTACACAACAAGGTAGTACGAACTTCTGTATTGGGAATCCTTCAGCCCAAGCGTGTATTGCATCTGAGTGTTTATGTACGCTCATTTCTTGTAACCCATTGATTCTAAATACAAATCTTCAGGTCTAGGCAACATAATGCCATACTCACTAACAAATATATCTATCTGCTCTAAGTAGTCCTTCATCTCGCCCACCTTCAACTTAGTAGTGCTTTTTAGTTCTTTTATTGTTGCACCTTTCTTTGTCGTCAGTTCATTGTAACCTAGAAACTTGTCTCTGAACAGTATGTGTGTCTCGGCTTTAGTATAGCCCAATTCATTACCTATGACGTTAATCCACTCCCAATACAGTCTGTTCTGCTTTACTGAGCGAGAGTCTTTATCATCTTTTATCTCGATGATTGCCTTATCAGAATCAGGGAACTGACTGAAGTGACTAACTATCATTGTTTCAATAATATGTCGTTTCTCTTTTTTACGTTCAATGATTCGTTTCATGCTTACCTACACAATCACTACAATAACAATCTAAATCCATCATAGGGTCACACTCTTCGTCTTCCATTCTTTCAATATTTCCAAGGAAACAAGTGTCATCAAACTCAAACTTCTTTCCACAATCATCACATTTATAATACATATCTTTACTCACATTAACCCCTTACTAACTAATATCTGTTGTGTTCTTTTCATACCCATTAGGTGGCTCAATAGTAGAAATTCCGATGAATAATCAGATTGTACACGCCCATCAAGAATATCATGACAAGAATGACAACAATAAGCACCATGGATATCAAGACACTTAGCGCCCATACCACCACCATTAAGATGTGCCAAAACAACTGTTTCATTTTGTACGCCACCATAACACCCATCTAATCGAATAGTACATGACTGACCTCTAGCGCTTTTAGTTATCTTAGAGGACATTTATCTGCCAATCAATTAGAGATTCAATAACGTCTGCTACTGAATAAACTACTGCTACTTCACCACCTGCTTCTTTAATTCGTTCAATCATAACCTTTTGGTTCTTACTTAAACTGCCTTTGCCACTGTCTAATGTCTTAGGTTTTTTAACTTCCAAGAAGTATGCCTGACCATCATAGACAATACATATATCAGGAACTCCTGCTTTGACACCTTCAGACTTTAACTTAGATGCTACAATCTTATTACGTTGACCACCATTAGGTATTGCAAAATAACACACCTTTCTCATATCTAGGTACTGACATATCGCTTTTTGTACTTGGTGTTCGTAATCATGTCTCACTTGTCTTTGTCCTTCTCTCTGAGTAAATTATCAATAATCTCTTTTGCTGATTCACACGTATGTTGTCTAACTGCTCTGTCGTTCATATAACTAATTCTGTCTAGTAACTCTTTAACACCAACTAACGCTGTAACACATTGCTTTTTATTGTGACCCCACCACATAAACTTCTCCTTTTAATTATAAATCACGCTCATCAAGATTATCATATTCAAAGTATTGACTCAATCCGTAAACTTGCCAATGAATAGAAGGCTTGTCTTGATTGATACGATGAATTAATCCACTACGAGTAATACCTAATAGTTCTGCTGTCTTCTCTTGTGTTAATCCTATTCGTCTTAGTTCATCTGTAATAGAGTTAAAGTAAACTGTTTTATCAACATCTTTGTAAACCTTCTCTTTTGGCATAATAGTAGTTTGTTATTGAATTAAGTACATATTATATCATCTACCACACATTAGTTTGTATAAGATTCAACATTATCACTCTAACTAACGCACTTCGTTTGTTGGGTCGGTGCTGAAGCACCCAACCTTCTCTCTAGGTAAGGCTCGTCACTTCGTTCCTCTGAGGGATAAAATCCCTTTTTTAAAGCACCACAGATAGAGAATATTAAAAAAAAGAATAACCACGATTTCAATTAGTGTATGATATTTTCATTATTCAATAAAAAACCCCCGAAAGACTATAATCAATCGAGGGCTTGAATTAGGTGATGCGACCACCTGAGTGCTATTATAACCTATAGTATTCACTTTGGTCAAGACACTGCAATGGTGTTTAATTTTAAATTTGACCACAACTCAAAGAAGCAATAGAAATATAAATCCTAGCAATGACTGCCCACTTGTCAACTAGGTCGCAGTGGTAAGTTGTAATAACCACCGATACTAACATAATGTTTTGTAAGTCCTTGTTAGTTGGCTTGGAATGAAATGACCAAGAAGATAGAGGGTTGACCACCAAACATGGTCGGCTCGATAACTGATACTCTTAGACCGTGACTTTGGTTTATGTGATTAAGACCGCTAATACGGCACTTACCACAAGAGTAGAAGTGGGATAGTTATGTCTAAAATAAAGGTGAAGAAATGCAAAGAAAAGATAAGAATTATGTCTATTTTATTTCCTATTTAATATTTATTTGCATTTAGTTGTTGACACCTAGTATCACCTACTGTACAATACGCAGTAACTTGATTATGAAATTGAGTTAAACCTTTAAATAAAACGGAGATACAAAATGAACACACTAACAAAAAACGAACAGAACTTTGTAAACACATTTGCTAAAGAGAATTGGACAGGTTGTGAAACTTGGAGTGACTTAACTCATGACAATGGAACTACTTGGGTTTTACCAAAAGTTTTCTCTTTCTTCCCTAACCTTACAGAATCACAAGTAGGTGGTTACTTATCTTCACTAGAAAAGAAAGGTGTTATGTTCCATGAAGATGATTACGATGGTTGTGGCGCACCTAGACACTTCGGTATAACTTGTGCTTATGTTGAGAACCAAGCGCAAACAAACCCAAACACTAACTTTTAAACAAAATAGGAGATACAAAATGAGCAGAATGACTAACAGAGAACACGAAGAGGCTGACCACTTGTCAACACGATACGAGGCTTGTTACGACACAGCACTAGACGAATACCTTACTTCAATCGAACTTATAAAGCAATCGTTTGAACATAACCTTAACGAGACACCTATTTGCGATGTGCCTTTACACGTAATTCTTCACATGGCAACAAGTGTTAATCAAATGGTTGAGAAATCAAACTTTCACTATGTTGATGAACACGATGATGTTTGGTATGACTTTGAATCAGAATTATCTGAAATGCTTTTAGATGAATACGGATGGGAGTTATAACATGATTGACGTAGATAACACACAACCACAAGACTACCATCACGACCAAGAACCCGACATGAAAGATTACATGCAGACTGAGCAATACGCTCAAGAAATTGACAAGGCTTTCGGAAATCCTAAAGAGCAGATTGATGATTTAATAGATAGTTTGGGGTTTGGCAAATGAGCATTAACTTCAAGAACATTACGGTAATTGATATGGATTGGGATAGCAACCAATACCCCGAATTTGAGGACTCCTTCATTATAGAGGCAGAGTTCAAGGACACAGGGGTTAGGCTGACAGACGAAGAGTTAGACAAAGTTAATGATGACTCTCAGTTTGTTTACGAAGAACTACAAAACTTTTTACATTAAAACGGAGATTGAAATGACACAAGACGAAAGATTATTAGATTATTTAAAAGACAACAACGAGATTGACCCATTAGAGGCATGGAAAGAGTTAGGCATCTATAGGTTATCTGCTTGTATTTTTAGACTAAGGAAACAAGGTCATAATATTATCAGCAACCGTAAGAAGGTTCATAACCGATTTGGTGAGAACTGTAACGTTGCAAGATACAGGTGGGGGTTATGATGTTTGAGATATTAGTAGGAGTGGCTATCCTTTATCAAGCCTTTGTTTTATATTTAATATTAGGAGATGACTGATGAACGTATTTAACACACTAAACAAAGTAAACGTAAACGAACACACAGAGCAGAAGGGTCAACTAACTTACCTGTCGTGGGCTTGGGCTTGGTCAGAGGTTAAGAAAAAATACCCCGAAGCAAACTACCATGTCTATGAGAATGAAGATGGTTGGTTGTACCACCATGACGGTAAGAGTGCTTGGGTAAAGACAAGTGTAACGATAGAAGGTCTTGAGCATATTGAGTACCTGCCTGTCTTAGACTTTAAGAACAAGTCAATACCTATGGATAGTATCACTTCGATGAATGTGAACACGTCTATACAACGTTCTATCACTAAATGTATTGCTCGTCATGGTTTGGGCTTATACATCTATGCAGGTGAAGACTTACCCGATATTCCTGTTTGGGAAAACGGTGAGCGCGATGAATATGTACACGCTCTGAAAGAGGTTGTGGGCGAGTCAGACTTTGATGGGATTAAACAACTTTGGAATGAACTAACCTCACGTCAAAAGAACGATATTTGGAAGGCGTTTGACAGTTCTGAACAAGTAGTCATCAAAGAGGGATTGCGTAAGTTATCACCTGATGAGTAAGTTATAATAAAAGAACTGTCGGGTGTCACTACCTATATTGGACAGTCGGGGTAATTAGAATAATCTCCTCAAGTTTAATCTCCATTCCTCGATAATTAAAGGTGAAAAGTGCGGTTTGTCCACGATACGGACTATTTAAATTAAGTAACTTAGGGAGAGCGCACCTTCTTCCACAGAAACACATCCTCTGTGGAGTTATAGAACGGTAAGGTCACAGCCGAGTGCGTAAGTGACCACTTTTAAACCAAAAAGGAGACAATTATGTCAGGAATAAATAAAGTAATACTAATAGGAAACTTAGGCAGAGAGCCTGAAGTTAAATACGCAACTAACGGTAATGCAATAGCAAACCTTGCAATAGCAACATCAGAGTCTTGGACAGACAAAACGACAGGTGAAAAGAAAGAGAAAACTGAGTGGCATAGAGTTGTCATATTCGGTAAGTTGGCTGAAATATCACAGCAGTACCTACACAAAGGTTCTAAGGTTTATGTCGAGGGTGCGTTAAAGACCCGTAAGTGGCAAAATAAGGAAGGACAAGACCAATACACCACTGAAGTCGTTTTGTCGGGATTTGGGGGTGTTTTACAGATGCTAGATAGTAGGTCAGACTCCAATAACAATCCTAGTGTAGCGCCAAACACAAATAACGCTCCTCAAGTAGCACAAGAACCAATAGCACCTGTTGCGACCGATGACGATGTGTTTGGAGATACGATACCCTTTTAATTTGTAAATAATGCTTGACTTCTTGTATTGTATAGTGTACAATGTCTTTATCGAATCGAGGAACGGTTCGGTACTTTTAAATAAAACGGAGATAAAAATGAACCAAGTACCATTAAAAGATTTCAAATACGAAGGCGATGGATATGTCTTTGAATTTAAAAACGAGAGAGAGGCTTTCTATCACACATTGGTTGTTAGACCTAGACACCTCAAAGTTCTAAGCAACACCACAGGCATGACCACTGAACAACTTAAAGATTCGGTCATCGCAGAATGGTTTGCTGAAGAGAACGAGCAGGTGAGACTTGAGAACAATGCTAAACGTAGAGCGAAGGTGGCATCATGAACCAACCCGAAATAGGAACTACTTGGTGGTGGCATGGATTCGAGGCTTGGCGTGTAGTCAGCGTGGATTCATGTACCGATGAGTTTGGTGAAGACGAAAGAATGTTTGTTACCATCTTGTGCAAGGACTTGAATCAACTACGAACCGTTTGGACTAAATCATTCTATAAGCGGTGGCATCCATCTTGGAATCCGAAAGCGAGGGATGAGTAGGATGAACTACCTATCTATATGTAGTGGAATAGACGCTGTATCTGTTGCATGGAAACCTTTGGGATGGAAATGCGAAGGGTTGTCTGAGATAGATGAGTTTCGCTCTGCTGTACTAAATTACCATTACCCCGATGTAAATAATTTCGGGGATTTTACGGAGATAAAAAAAGATGATTTCAAACGACCTGTTTCCCTCATCGTTGGAGGAACTCCCTGTGCGAGTTTCAGTATTGCAGGGCTTAGAAAAGGATTCGAGGATGACCGTGGAAACCTCGCACTTGAGTTTATTAAGTTGGTTGATAGAGTTAAACCACAATGGGTACTTTGGGAAAACGTACCCGGAGTTTTGTCCTCGAACAAAGGAAGGGATTTTGGAAGTTTCCTTGGCGGGTTGGCAGAATGCGGGTATGGGTTCTCCTACAGGGTTCTTGACGCTCAGTACATCAGAACACAA